AAAGTCCACCATGTCAAAGCCTACGACCCTGTGACCTACGAACCCACTTGGAAATCAAAATACGGCCCGGACTACTACCGGGAAGTGGAAAGCGAAATCGGCGTGCTGGCTGCCATGGCAGAGTACAACGGTGAGCCGCACGTGGAGGGCGAAATCTTCACGGATGAGCAGATTCAATGGACAAAACTGCCAAAGCTCAACCACATGAAGATCATCATCGGTCGGTGGGATGTCGCCTACGCGGGCACTTCGACCTCCGACTTCAACGCCGTTCGAGTTTGGGGCTTGAAAGGCACGGACTTCTACTACATCGATAGCTACGTCCGGCAATCTAAAATGAAAGCCGCCATAGCTTGGATGTGCGAGTTCCAACGGTCATTGCCGGATACGGTGGTGGTGCATTGGGGATTTGAATCTCAGTTTTGGAACGACGAAGTGAAACGCACGATTGCCGAGACCGAGGCAGAGTATCGCCTCTCGCTCAACATCGCTCAAATCCCAAGCTCCAAAGTCAACAAGTACGACCGCATCGTGAAGCTTCAGGCATACTATCAAAATGGCCGCATTTACTACAACGAAGATAAGAAGAGTCATGCCGACACGCAGACAGGCTTGGCGCAACTCTTCGGCATCGAGCCTGGCTACAAATCAAAAGACGATGCGCCCGATGCTGACGAGAGCTGCATCAGTGAGTTGTCAAAATACATCCACACCGGGGGCGAAGGCAGCAAGCCTGCCATGGCAAAATATAAACGTAAAACACGCTTCTAATGGCATTCAAATTCTTAACAACAGAAGACCTCGAAACACAGATGCTTTTGCAGTTCATCAATGAACGCTCTGCAGAAGCCTTGCAAGCCATCCTTGACGAGCTCGAAGCCCAAGGCATCGAGATCATCAAAACAAAGCTGAAAGGCCGATACGACACTAATGCCATCTTCGCCGCAGTAGGAGCAGAACGCCACCACCTCATCGTTGGCCTGCTCACCACTTTGGTGTTATACAAGTTCGTCAGGCGTAACGCCGCCCGCAAAGTGCCTGCCGACTACAAAGAGGACTACGACAACGCCATGAAGATGCTTGAGAGCATTAAAGCCGGGAAAGAGACCCCGGACGGCCTGCCCAAACCACTCGATGCCCAAGGCGTGGAAGTGGCCGCACCCATTTATGTCAACCGTTCAAATAAAGACTTCTATATATGACTTTCATCGAAAAGCTACAAGACCGCCTGATCCGGTTCATCCCGGAGGACAAAATCCGCGTTGCCGCCGCGCTGACCTCTTCCAAAGGCAGCAAGGCCGTGAGCGCACAACTCAAACGTGAGCCGAAAGCTTTCACCGTCAAGACCCTTGCCGATTGGAAAGCGGCAGTCGCCACCGCTACCGATAGCGGCGAGCCGAGTTTTCTGCTCCTTTCAGAATTGTACGACAACCTCAAGCTCGATGCCCACCTAAACAGCGAAGACCTGAAGAAGCTCTTTGACAAGCCCTTCTTTGAACGCTTCATGGAAGAAGCCCTGCTGTCAATGTTTGAAGGTGTGAAAGTCATTGAGCTTTTTGATTTAGATGAAAACCTCGAGTTGAAATGCGCCACTTCCATCCCGTTGGCGCACATCAATGCCAAAAAAGGGCTGATCTTGAAATCGCCCGGCGATTCGGACGGTTTCAGCTACCGCGATGGCAGCCTCTCCCGCTTCTACGTGCAAGTAGGCGCAGACGATGAGATTGGCATGCTGACAGACCTCACCCCGCTCATCATTGCCAAGAAGTTGGCGATGGGCAGTTGGCTCGACTACATCGAAAAGTTTGGCATCCCGCCTGTGTGGATCACCACCGACAACATGACCACAGAGCGCAGGGACGAACTACTCGACATGGGCATCAACATGATCTCGAACCACGTTGGCGTCATACGGGGCAGCGAGACGGTAAGCATCGGCGACACCCCCGACACCGACACCTACATGGTATTCAAAGAGTTGATCTCAACCATCAACTCCGAAATTTCAAAGCTGATACTCGGCCAAGATGGCACCACCGACCACAAGAACAGCAACGGCACGTTCGGAAGCCTCAAGGTTCTTCAGGGCGTGGCCAACGACCGTCACGAAAGCGACAAGCTCTTTGTGCAGTACATCGTCAACTCGTTGCTCTTTCCAAAGTTGCAACAGCTCAGCAGCGCGTACAGCGGATTGGCAGGCCACAGCCTCGATTGGGATGAATCCGAAACGATGACAAACGAGGTGCTGCTCGACAAAACAGTCGCTCTGACAAACGCAGGGTTCATCCTCGACTTCGAGAGCATCGCTCTGAAGACAGGCATTCCGATAACAGGCTTTGTACCGAAAGGGCAGCCGATAGAAGTTGCGCCAGCGGACGAAAAAAAAAAGCCCCCGGTAAAAAAGTAAATGCCTCAGCGCAAGTGTCTGCCCTCTACGAAGTAGGATGCGGGCACAACCACGGACCCGAGAGCGTTGAGGCCATAGACCTGAAGCCGTGGAAGGAACTCATCGACAAAGTTACCCGTAAGCTGTTCAATGGCTCGCTCACGCCTGCCGCTTTAGATGAAGGCTTGGTTTTGAAAATCTTTTCTGAACTCGACAAAGCCGGGCGTTCAGGCTTTGGTGAAAATTGGGTAAAATTCGATGCAGAGAACTCGCCAAACGTTCCGAAGATCAAAGAGAACTTGTTCCGGTTCTCAGCAGCCAAAACCTATCAGGAGTTGGCTGAGATGAACGCCAACTTGGTGGACGAAAATGGCAAGATCAGGACGTTCCAAGCCTTCAAAGACGAAGTGCAGAAGACGCATCAACTTTTCAACCGCACCCACTTACAAGCCGAGTTCCAAACCGCCAAACGCTCTGCTCAGGCAGCACGGCAGTGGGAGGAATTTCAGGCCGATAAAGATCTCTTTCCAAACCTTATCTATCGCACAATCGGGGATGACCGTGTCCGTGATGAACATGAACCGCTCGACGGTATCATCAAACCAATTGACGACAGCTTTTGGGATACGTATTATCCGCCCAACGGCTTCCGATGCCGATGCACGGCACAGCCAACGACGAAAGCGGTGAACAACCGCTCGATGCAAGGCGCGAAGGTGGACAAAGGCTTCGAGATGAATGTGGGCAAGTCGGCGCAGTTCTTCAGCGAGACCGAGCATCCGTACTTCGCCATCCCGAAAGGCGACAGCAAAGCCTTCAAGAAGTCAGTTGACAGCCTTTTGAAGAAGCATCAGAAAGAACTGATTTTGAAGACGAAAAAATGAGACGAAAAAACGAAATCCCCGACTTTAGCCGAATGGCTGAAACGCTCAAAGCAGATGCCGTGAGGTTCGCCGCACGGACGGGCGTCAACTTTTTTCAAGATGCATTTTTCAACCAAGGCTTTACCGACACTTCTTTTCAGCCGTGGCCGAAACGGAAAGACGACTTCGATCCGGGTAGGAAAGTGCTTGTGAAGTCTTCGGCGTTGCTCAACTCCATCCGCGTGTTTGAGCAGTCAAACGAACGCATCGTGTTCGGATCTGACGAGGAGCATGCGCCCATCCACAACGACGGCGGTACCATCAGCGTAAAGGTGACGGCCAAAAGCCGGAAGTTCTTTTGGGCGATGTTCAAAGCCACAGGCAACAGCATGTTTAAAGCGATGGCATTAACTAAGAAGGACAGCTTCCGGGTAGTGATCCCCAAGCGGCAGTTCATTGGCGAAAGTGCCACTTTAATGGGCGACTTGGATAGCTGGATAGCTGCCGAGATTAACAAAAGATTTTCAAAAACCTAAAATATGGAACCATTAAAGCTTTGGGCGCAACTTTACGAAGAGATCGCCAACCTGATAACGACTAAGCTGCCGGACGTGCAGTGGGTTGACCTTTGGCACAACCAAGTGGGCTTCTTGGAAAGCGAACATCCCTTTCCAACCCCTGCGGTTTTTTTAGCATTCAGGATTGGGAAGGCAGACGACCTGTCTGCCAAGGTGCAAGACCTCGAAGTGCAGATGGATCTGTACTACTTTTATGAAACGTTTTTAGACACCTTTCAAGGCGCGTTCAACAAGGTTGATGCCATCGCCTATCTCAACAGGCTGACGGACATACACGCGTTGTTGCACGGCACTTCGGGCGAAACTTTCAACGAATGCAGGCGGGTTGGTTTTGCTCCGGTGGATACCGGATCGGCGGGCAACCTGTACAGGATGTCTTTCACGATGAACGTGCAGGACGGCAGCGCGGCAGAAGTGCGCGAAGGTGCTGCGCCGGGCGAGGTGTTGGCAGAAAAAGGAACGGCACCGCAAAGTGCAGTGCCGAACAGTGGTGGGTTTGTGATTTAGACTCAGTTTTGCAAGCCTGCCGCCTTGGCTTCCTCCTTCTCGATGGCTTTCCACTTCGCGTAATTCAAGGAGTCTTTGGCCTGCAGATAAGCAGCCGCCACGTAGCTTGCTGCAGAATAAGCATCGATGGGTTCGCCTGAAGCTTTCGCAATCTTGTACTGCGCTTCGGCATCGAGGGCGACCTGGTTGTTGATTTTGTCCATTTCTTTTTGGACGGCTTTGTCGGTGGATGACAGGCAGCCAACCATCAGCGCAGCTGCAAAAATTAGAAGTACTTTTTTCATGATTAAATGTGGATTAAAATTAGTATTTTGTTCTAAAAAACACGATGTCCTCGAGCTTGTGCAGGATGTACTCGTCCGTGTACACGCGCACACCCTTGTATCGCTTAGCCGTCCACTTCTGATAAGCCTCGCGGATGGCTTTGTACTTCCTAACAGTGTTGTCTTGATCGAGTGCCATAGGACAAAGTTATTTATTTTTTTTAGTTTTTATGCAATTTACCCGGCCTTCTTCCGAGGCTCTCCATCGCGCGCTCAAAGGCGATGTTCAGATCAATCTTTGACTCCTTGTCTTCAAAGTAGAAGTTCACACCGACAGCCTGCGCCACCGACACGAAGGTCTTGATGTTGGGCGGA